TTCGGACTGGCAACAACAAATCGACGCTAAAATGAAAAAAGCCCAGATTACGCCAGTATCGAGTGATGGATCTGTGTCCGGACAGTTTTTAGCTCACCTCCAGGAGTTTTGCACTGAAAGGGCACAGGCCAGAACAAAAGAAGAAATTAGACAACGCAGACCATGGACGCAGGATGATCCTGACGCTACAGATTATGGCACAACATACTTCAGGCTCAAGGACTTGCACGCCCATCTTATAAGGAACAGATTCAATCACTATGGAAATAGTGGACAGATCATAGCAGCATTGCAAGATGTTATTCCAGGGTGGGATGTAGAAAAAGCGCAGAAGTTTTTCAAGATAAAAGGAAGAGGCGTGAATGTATGGGGCATTCCGTCTTTTGAGAAACAGGAGGATGAACCTGAAGCAAAATCAAAGGAGGAGTTTAATGTATTCTAGTAAAATTATAAAAGGACAGCACAGTGAATTTGTTGCTGCAGGTTGGTTGGTTAAAAATAATTATTTAGTATATCTTAAAACGCAGGACAATGACCCTATGGATATTGTCGCAGTTGAAAGAAGCACAGGAGATGTTTTAAAGATAGATGTAAAATCCGTATCTTTCAGGAAGACATGGAAACCAGGAACTCGCATTTGCAGGGTTCCATCCAAATATCAAAAGCAATTGGGCATTAAAATTCTTTACGTGTATGAAGACGGAAGGTGCAATTTTCATGGAAAAAATTAATATTATACTAGGTCCGCCCGGCACAGGAAAGACGGAGAACTTACTGCGGATCATGGACCGGGAACTAAAGGAAAAGACTGCGGATCCAGGAGAGATAGCATTTGTTACCTTCACTACGAGAGCAGCAAATGAAGCATCCAAACGGGCACAGGAAAAATTTAATTTAACCGAAGACGATCTTCCTTATTTTAGTACTCTTCATGCGTTTGGAAAACGGCAACTAGGAATGAATAATTCTGAAGTAATGAGGGTAGCAGATTACAGAAAAATGGCTGACCTATATGGAATTGATCTGGAATATGTAACACAAGACTGGGAAGATACAGGAATCATTCACACTGACAATAAATTTATCAGAGAGATAAATAAAGCTAGAACTAAATGCATGGAGCTGGATGAATATTACAATACCTCTTATTTTAATTTTGATCTATATGATTTACTTAAGGTATCCAAGTCATTGGAAGAATTCAAACACAAAAACAACAAATATGATTTCACAGACATGCTTACCCAGTGGGTAAAATTTGGGCCCACACCTAAATTAGAGGTGGTTTTCATAGATGAAGCACAGGATCTTACCAGACTGCAGTGGAATATGTGTGAGAAAATATGGAAAAATGCCAAAAGGGTTTATATCAGCGGTGATGATGATCAGGCGATATACAGATGGGCCGGCGCAGATATAGAATACTTTATCAATCTTGAAGGAAAAGTTAAAACATTAGAGCACTCACACAGATGCCCACAGGCTGTGCATAAAGTTGCAGCTTCAATAGTGAGTCGCATTGGCAACAGAAGAGAAAAGATATGGCATCCAAGAAAAGAAAAAGGAATTGTGGAGCTGCATTCATTCGCTGATTCAGTTGATCTGAGTAATGGAAAATGGCTGGTTCTTGCGACTTGCGGTTATATGTTTAAGGAAATTGAGGAAAATTTACAGTACAAGGGATTGCCCTATAAAATAAAAAACAAGCTTCCAGTAGAGAAGGAAATTTTATTAGCAGTGGATGCATGGAAAAAATTACAAAAAGGTGAAAATCTTTCATACAAGGAAGTAGGAGATATTTACAGTTATCTTCCAACCAAGACTGGGGTAACACACGGTTACAAAGGATTGAAAACATTAAATGAAGATGAAACTTATGACCTGGAACAATTAGTTATGAATCATGGTTTGTGCACTTCAAGTGAGCACTGGGATGAAGTATTTGAAAAAATAGGATCCAGGAATATTAACTATATAAAGTCCCTAGAGAAAATTAATCCAACTTTATCTACCGATCCGAACATAAGCTTAAGTACCATTCACATGGCGAAGGGTGGAGAGTGTGACAATGTTATGCTCTTGACGGATCTATCGCCTGCCAACCAAGAGGAAATGGCAATTAATCCTGATGATACCAATAGGGCATTTTATGTGGCAGTCACGCGCGCAAAGAAGCAACTACATATAGTAGATTCACAAAGTTATGGGGGATTTGAAATATGAGTGCCCACAAAAAACAAGTAGGTGGAGATCACTATAAAAGAATGGCAATTCAACCAAGTCATTATATCGTCAAGAATAAGCTTGGGTGGTATGAAGGAAATATAGTCAAGTATATTACAAGGCACAGTGTTAAGGGAGGAAAACAAGACATAGAAAAAGTTATACACTATGCTGAACTACTTCTTGAAGACCAATATACTCCAAAGAAATCTAGTGGTGAGATCAGAGGGGAAATAACTAGAAAATACATCAAAAAACTTAATAGGGATATGAAAAATGAAACAAAATGAATTTATCTTTGCTAACACTGTAAAATCCGAATGGGTACACCCCACTGAATTTCCGTCTATGAGGGAAAAGCCTGTAGTGGCTGTAGACCTAGAAACATGTGATACAGATCTGAAGAAAATGGGTCCAGGTTGGCCACGAGGAATAGGAAAGGTTATAGGTATTGCCATATCTGACGGACAATTTAGTGCCTACTATCCTATTGATCATGATGGTGGTGGAAATATGGACAAGAAAGCTGTCCTAAAATACATTAAATCTGTATGTGAAGACAGTTCAATAGATAAAGTGTTTCACAATGCACAGTATGACATTGGATGGCTATGGAGATTAGGAATAGAAGTTAAAGGATATATACATGATACAATGATTGCAGCAGCTCTCATTGATGAGAATAGATTCTCGTATACATTGAATAGCATAGTGTCCCAATACCTAGGAGAATATAAAAATGAAGCTACGCTTAAAAAAGCTGCGGCTGAACTAGGACTGGATCCAAAAAGTGAAATGTACAAGATGAATGCTCAGTTTGTGGGGGAATATGCTGAAGCAGATGCAAGACTGACTTTACAACTGCATGAAAGATTAAAGATTGAAATAGAAAAAGACTCTCTTCAAGGTATCTACGATATAGAGTGCCGACTTATTAATGTCATATTTAATATGACAAAAAAAGGGGTTAGGGTCGATATGATAAGAGCAATGTCCTTAAAAGATAAACTTAAAAATAAAGAGAAAAAAATTCTAAAAAGGGTAAAAGATTTGACAGGATTCTATGTGGACCTATGGTCAGCTAGGTCAGTGGCAAAGGCATTTGATTCCCTTAACCTGGAATATCCCATGACAGAAAAAACAAATGCTCCTAGTTTTACTCAAACATTCCTGGAAACACACGCACACGAGCTACCTAGACTTATTACAAAAGCAAGAGTTTTTAATAAATTACAAGGAACATTCATAGATGGAATTGCAAAATACATACACAATGACAGAATACATGCCCATATAAACCAAATAAGGAGTGATACAGGAGGAACAGTCACAGGAAGATTTTCCATGTATTGTCCTAATCTGCAACAAATTCCTATTCGTGGGGAGATGGGTGTGGAAATAAGAAAAATATTTCTACCAGAAGAAGGAGAAGAGTGGTTGTCAGCTGACTATTCACAGCAAGAACCTAGGCTTTTAACTCACTTTGCTGTTCTCAATAAGAATGATGGAGCTGTCGAAGTTCAACAAGCCTATAAAGAAAAAGACTTGGACTTCCATCAACAGACTGCTGATATGGCTGATATCCCAAGAAAATTGGCGAAGACCATAGGTCTAGGAGTGATGTATGGAATGGGATATAAAAAAATGGCAGTTGACTTAGATATTACACCACTGGAAGCAAAGAATATTTTAAAAGAATTTAGAATTAAAGTGCCTTTCATGCAAGAAATGTTGGAAGATGTGATGAATAGAGCCAGTGCTGTTGGCACTATTAGAACACTCCTAGGCAGAAAATGCAGATTTGATTTGTATGAACCTTCATGGTTCACTAGGGAATTTCATAAAGCTTTGCCATTAAAACAGGCAGAAGCAGAGTACACGACAGTCAAGAGAGCTGGAACTTATAAGGCCCTTAACAGATTGATTCAGGGATCTGCAGCAGACCAGACTAAGAAAGCAATGGTCGATATATATGAGAAATTAGGAGTAATTCCTCTTATACAAGTGCACGATGAGCTGAATTGCAGTGTCAAAAGCAAGGAAGAAGGGGTAAAAATAAAGAAAATCATGGAGACCTGCGTAGCGCTTGAAGTTCCTTCCAAAGTAGAGTATAAAGTTGATCAAAGCTGGGGCCATGCAAAATGATTGATTTAAAGGATGAAATGATATATAATATAGGAAGAAATAATGAATAGAGTAGGCTATAGAGAGCAGGGAAAAAAGAGAAAGGGTTATAGTAACAGCCCTACCAAGCCAGGATTTGCAATAAATCAGGAGCAGATGGAGTATGAGAGAAGAAAACTTCTGGAAGAGATGTCTCACAAAGTTGACAAAAAGAAGCTCAACAATATGGCAGCGGTTGCAGCAACGCATGAGCCAATCTACAAGGACGAGGAAGGAAACGAAAAAGATCCAACAATGCGCGTGTTATCACTCGGCGCAGGGGTTCAGTCATCCTGTCTCGCACTCATGGCACAAGAAGGACTGACAAAACACAAGCCAGACTGCATGATCTTTGCTGATACGGGATGGGAACCATCCTTTGTTTACGAGCATGTGGAATATCTCAAAAAGGCTATTACAATTTGTCCTATCTACACGGTAGAAAGAAGTAATTTAAGAGAGGATCTTATTAGAGCAGCCAATCCAGTGAAAGGTTCCAACGAAGAATGGAAGTCTTTTGCCGGAAGGGTACCAAATCCACCATTATTTGCAGCACGTCCTGGTGGAAAGGTTGGAATGCTATACAGGCAATGTACACATGATTATAAAGTTATCCCCATCCAGAAAAAGATGAGGGAGTTGCTCGGTATCAAACCACGACACCGGGTTAAGAAAGGAACAATCGTCGAACAATGGATCGGCATATCCACAGATGAAGCAATGAGAATGAAGAAAGCAAGGCTTCCATGGTTGGAATCCCGTTGGCCATTGATCGAAATGAAAATGTCGAGAGCGGACTGCTTACAGTGGTACCGTGACATTAAAAAACATCCTATGCCAGGCAAGTCCTCGTGCATAGGGTGTCCTTATCATCACAATGATCAGTGGAAAAATATGCAAAAGAACTACCCTAAGGATTGGGAGGATGCATGTGAGGTTGATGATGCTATAAGACATGGATTAAAAAATACAACAGCTGAATTATTTTTACACAAAAAAGCTGTGCCACTACGAAGCATGAATTTTCTAGAACCACCCAAGCAATCAAATCTATTCGAAACTTTCGACGAGGAATTTGCGGATGAATGCGAAGGTCTTTGTGGCGTATGAGAAAGGAAAGGACTATGATCCGAAGAGTGTGCGACCAGGACCCAAAGGAGGTACGGCGCCTGAATTCAAATGTTTCAACTGTGATGAATGGTTTGATGGTAATGAATGGAGATATTCACTCTCTAAGACGTGGTATCCTTCTCTTAAATATAAAAATAACTTTTTATGCGGCCCGT